TACATAGAAGGTCAGAGAGTAGATTTATTTGATGATGAAAGTGTTGTACTAACACAAACAATCCAGAACGTAAAAGACGTTCAGAAAGTGTTTACAGACTATTCAAAGACATTCACATTACCAGCAACAAAAGAGAATAATAAAATATTTAAACACTATTATAACAATAGTATCACAAATGGTTTTGATGGTAGAAGTAGAGTAAGTGCAACCTTAGAATTAAATTATTTAAAGTTTAAGAAAGGTAAAATAAAACTTGAAGGTGTTGATTTAAAAAACAATGTACCATATTCATACAAAGTTAGGTTTACTGGAAATACAGTTACTTTAAAAGACTTAATTGGAGATGATAAACTAGGAGCTTTAAATGGTTTAGATAGCATTAATTTAACTTATGATACTGCAAGTATAAAAACTTCTTTACAAGCAAATCCAGCATCAAACGATGTTATAGTACCATTAATAACACATACAGATAGATTAACCTATAATTCTCATTCATCTGCAAATGATTATGGTAACTTACATTATGAAGGTGGGGGTGGTACTAATGTACACGGAGTTTATTGGAATCAATTAAAGTATGCTTTAAGAGTTGATACTATTATACAAGCAATATCTTCAAAATACGGAATAACTATTAGTGATGATTTCTTTACAAGTACAAATACACCTTACTATAATTTATTTATGTGGTTACATAGAAAGAAAGGAGATGTTGCATCTAGTGGTACTGGAGATATTTTAGCTCAATCAATTGTTAATACTTGGACTGTAACACAAACTAATCCACAAAATACTGGTATAATAAATGTATCAACTTTAAATATATCATCAACAACCTTAAATCCATCTCCAAATTCTTTTTTTCAATTTGAAAGTTTAACATTAAGACTAAGAACAAGTAGTAGTGATAATTATAATGTATCAATTCAAATAAACGGACAAGAAGTACATAGGGTAGTAGATGCTAGTGGAGACATTGACATATCAGATAGTGATTATGATTTATCTGCTGGGGGTTATAATGTTATAATTGAATCTTCTAATAATATTGTATTTACAGAAGTAACTTGGGTTTTAGCTACTAATTTTGGAGGAGCTACATCTTTTACATATTATCAATCTGCATCATTTACACATAACAACGCATTTAGTTTTATTATATCTCAGCAAATACCAGATTTAAAAATAATAGAATTTCTAACTGGTGTATTTAAAATGTTCAATCTAACATCTTACGTTGATGATGATACTGATGAAGTAATTGTAAAAACCTTAGATGACTTTTATAGTGATGGAACATCTTATGACATAACAGAGTTTATTGATAGAAGTAAAAGCTCTGTTAATGTTGCTTTACCATTTAAAGAAATAACATTTGAACACGGAGATACAAAAACAATATTAGCAAAACAACACGAACAACTTGCAGCTAACACTTGGGGTAAGATGAGTTACAATCAAGTAGGAGGTATAGATTCTGGTGGAAAGATATATAAAGTAAAAACACCATTCTCACAATTAAAATACGAGAGATTAATAGATGGGAACAATGGTAATTCAACATCAATTCAGTATGGGTTTTTTGTAGATGACAATCAAGAATCTTACTATGGTAAACCATTATTATTTTATCCAATTAGAAATAGTGGTAATGATATATCTTTTGTTGAAAGTAGTACATATAATTCTCCTATCACTAATTATAACATACCATCAAATAGTGTTGCATTATAATCATCAACAAGCAAGTATAATATTAATTTCAATAATGAGATAAACGAATATACTGCAACAAATGATTTTACAGATACTTTATTTGAGGCATACCATAGTGATTACATTTCTGATGTATTTGATGTAACAAACAGACTAACAAAAGTAACTGCATATCTACCTTTAAGAATATTACTCAATTATACACTAGCAGATAGGTTTAATATTAGTGGTACTACTTATAAGATAAATTCTATCAAAACAAATATGCTTACTGGTAAATCTGATTTAGAGTTATTAAATGATATCTATACACCTCCAGCTCCAGCAATACCACCAGATACAACACCTCCAACTGCACCAGTAATTGGTACACCAATAGTTGGAACAACTACAATTAATTTCTGTTGGGGAGCATCAACTGATACTGGAGTGGGTGTAAAAAGTTATTCTGTTACACAAGATGGGGTACTTGTACAAAGGGTTACTGCAACACCATATAGAGATACTTATTGCGTTACCATAACTGGTTTAACAAGTGGAACAACTTATGCTTTTGGAGTATCTGCAACAGACTTTAATAATAATGTATCAACAACAACAACTTTTAATGCAACAACGTCATAATGATAAAAGAAATATTAGAGTTACTAAGAGATACGGATTGTAAATCTGAGATAGTACAAATAGCAAAAGGAAAGAATAAGTTTCCAGATAGTTTTAAAGAAGTATTTAAAAGACAAAAACAAGAATTGAAATGGAGAAAATAATTGTAGAGCTAGAAGCAAAAACAGACAAAGCACTAAAAGGAATTGATGGTGTTGCAAAAAGTGTTGAAAAATTAAACAAAACAACCACAGAATCAAATAAAGATACTGCTAAGTCTTTAAAAGAGGTAGAGAAGTCCTCTAGTCTAGCAGCTAAAGGAGTAAGACGTATTGGAAATGCGATAAAGGCTGCTGGTATTGGTTTGGCAATTGCTGCTTTTGCTACTCTAAAAGAAATTTTTATGCAGAATCAAAAGGCTGCTGATTTCTTTAATACAACATTTGAAGTTCTAAGTATTGCTTTTAATGATTTCGTAGGGTTTATTATAGACAATGGAACAAAAGTAACAGAATTTTTTAAAGCTATATTTGATGACCCATTAGAAAGTGTTAAGCAGTTAGGAGCAAGTATAAAGGCAAACATTGTAGAACGATTTGAAAGTTTTTTAGATACTCTTGGATATATCGCAAGTGCAGTAAAGAAAGTATTTAGTGGAGATTTTGCTGGTGCATTAGAAGATGCTAAAAATGCTGGTAAAGAGTATGTAGATGTTTTAACTGGAGTTAATGATTCTTTTGATAAAGGTGTAGAGATTGTTAAAGAGAGTGCAGAAGCTATTTCAAATTATGCAAGTGAAACCCTTAAAGCTGCCAAAGGAAATGTAGAGTTGGCAAAGTCAGCAGAATTAGCAGCAGTATTAAATCAAGGATTAGTTGAGAAGTATGACAGACAAGCAGAGCAATTAAGACAAATACGAGATGATGAAAGTAAGAGTATTGAAGAAAGAATAAAAGCAAATGAAGAACTTGCTTTAGTTTTAGATGAGCAAGAAAAGGCAATGAAAGAAAATGCTGCTATTGCAGTTGCATCTGCTGCTGCTGAACTCTCAAAGAATAAAGACAATATAGAATTACAGAAAGCATATCAAGAAGCACTTAATGAACAAGCAGCTATTGAAGCACAAATAACTGGTTTTAGAAGTGAGCAACAAACAAACACAAATTCTTTATTAAGAGAACAGAAAGAAATAATGAATGAGATTGCTCTTTTTGGTAAATCTGAAAGAGATAAAGAAAGATTAGAATTAGAACAACAATATGAAGCAAACAAACTTTTAATAGAAAAAGAAATTACTGATGATGCAGAAAAGAAAGAGAGATTACTTGCAGCAGAAACAGATTACAAGACTAAGTTGGCTGAGGTTAATAAAACATTTGCAGAAGAAGATTTAGCTATACAAACCACATTAGAAGAAGCTAAACAAAATATAAGAATGTTAGCAATAGATAATGTTGCAAAAGGGTTTGCATTACTTGGACAATTAGCTGGTAAAAACAAAGCATTACAAGCAGCAGCAATAGTTGGAGAAAATGCAGTTGGTATTGCAAAACAAGTAATTTCAACAAGGGCAGCAAATGCAGCAGTAACTGCTAAATATGCATTAATACCTGGAGGTTTGGCACTTGCGAAAGTAGAAAAAACATTAAACAATGTTTCTCTTGGGTTAGGTATAGCATCATCCGTTGCATCTACAAGTAAAGCATTATCAGCTTTAAAAGCTGGAGGTAGTGCAAGTAGTGGAGGAAGTCAAGGAGGAAGTGTACCAACTGGAGCATCTACACCACCAGCATTTAATGTAGTTGGTGCAAGTGATACAAACCAATTAGCATCTGCTATTGGAGGACAATCACAACAACCAGTACAAGCCTATGTTGTAGCAAACGATGTAACAACTGCTCAGAGTATGGATAGAAATATAATTGATGATGCAAGTTTAGGAGATTAAAATATAAAATAACACTTAAAAAATATTATATAAATATGAAGTTAATTGAACTTATTTTAGATGATGATGAAGCAATAGGAGTAGAAGCTATTTCTGTTGTTGAAAACCCAGCAATTGAATCTGATTTTGTTGCACTTAAAACACAAGAGATAAAACTTGCTGAAATAGATAAAGAGAAACGTTTATTAATGGGTGCTTTATTAATACCAAAAAAACCTATTTACAGAAAGTCTGGAGAAGATGAGTACTACATATTCTTTTCTGAAAAGACTGTTGCAAAAGCATCTCAAATGTATTTACAAAATGGTAACCAATCTAATTCAACACTAGAACACAATTCAGAATTGCAAGGCTTAACACTTGTTGAAAGTTGGATAGTGGAAGACAAACAAAAAGACAAGACTGCTTTATATGGTTTAGATGTACCAGTTGGTACTTGGATGGGTTCTGTAAAAGTTGAGAATGATGAGATTTGGAATGACTATGTAAAAACTGGTAAAGTAAAAGGTTTCTCAATAGAGGGTTACTTTGCAGATAAAATGGAAAGACCAAACGAAGAACTAAAAGAAGATTTAGAAGAAAAGCAGTTAGCAGAACTTAAAAAACTTTTATCCTAATGAGAGCAGTTTATTGTAAATGTAAAAATACTTATTCGATAGAGTGTAAGAATACTACTGATAAAAGTTGTAAGACTACAGAGTATTGGAAACAAGGCATTGGAAGAATAAGTGCAACAGAAGAAGAAGAATAAAGTTGAAAATACAAAATATTAACTAAATTTTATTATATAAATATGAATACAAAGAATAGAGTTTTTAAAAAACTAGCACAAGCAGAGAAAACAGAATTGGCAACGCAGAAAGTTGAGTTGGGTGCTATTGATGATTTAAGAGATAATTATCAAAGCGCTGCATCTAAAGCAGTTCCTTTAAAGAGAATAATTCAAAAAGCATCTAATGATTTGTTAAAAATATCTGATGATTTAGATAAAGTACAATCAGATGCAAAAAAATTAGAACAAATGGCAAAAGAATTAGGAGCTCCTAATATTGTAAAAAGTTCACAATCTTTATCTTCTTCTGCTAAATCTTTATCTAATTCTTGGGGTAAATCTGCGTTAAAGATTAGCGCAGCAGCTAAAGAAATATAATTAACTAAATATATGAACACAGACAGAACATTATTAAACAAGGCTCGTACATTACTTGGAATACAAGTGAAGCTAGAGCAAATGACGCTAGATAATGGTGCTATCCTAGAAGCTGAAATATTTGAAGCTGGTGCAGAAATCTTTGTCGTTGCAGATGACGAGAGAGTTGCAGTTCCAGTTGGAGAATATGAAGTTGAAGGTGGTATGATTATAGTAGTTTCAGAAGAAGGTATTATTGGAGAAATTAAAGAAGTTGGAGCAGAAGAAGAAGCACCAGCAGAAGAAACAGAAGCAGAAGAAGTTGAAGAAGAAGAATTATCAACAGAAACTGCATCTCCAAAGAAGATAGTTAAATCAATATCAGAAGAAATGTTCTTCTCAGAGATTGAAAAACTAAGAACTGAAATCAACGAATTAAAATTATCTAAAACAGAAGTTGTTGCAGAGGAAGTAGTTGAGTTATCAGAAGTAAAAGAAGTAAAGGAGGATAAAGTAGAATTATCTGCTGAAGAAGTTGAAGGAATTACACATACTCCAGAAAACTTATCTGACAAAAAAGAATTAAACCTTTATTCTCAAAAAGGGAATAAGAACACAACAAGAAATAGAATATTTAACAAAATAAACAAATAAAAAATGAGTTTATCAATTACAACAACGTATGCTGGAGAATTTGCTGGAAAATATGTATCAGCAGCACTTTTATCTGGAAATACAATCGCAAACAACTTAATCGAAGTTAAGCCAAACGTAAAGTTTAAAGAAGTATTAAAAAGAGTAAATCTTTCTGGTGCTATTGCAAATGCATCTTGTGATTTTACAGATGCTGGAACTGTTGCTTTAACAGAAAAGATTATTGAGCCAAAAGAATTACAAGTAAATTTAGAATTGTGTAAAACTCCATTCAAATCTGATTGGGAAGCAGTATCAATGGGATATTCTGCTAGTGATAATTTACCATCTAACTTTTCTGATTACTTTATCGGATTAATGTCTGAATCAATTGCAGAGCAAACTGAAAAAGATATCTGGGCTGGTGTAGCTGGTGCTGGAACTTTTGATGGTTTCAAAACTTTATTAAATGCTGATGCTGGACATACTGGAGCAAAAAAGATTACTGGAGAAGCAGTAACTTCTGCAAACGTAGTAGCTGAGTTAGGAAAAATCGTAGATGCTATTCCAAGCGAAGTATATGGAAAAGAAGATTTATACATCTATGTTGCACAAAACATCTTTAGAGCTTACAAGAGAGCTTTAGGAGGTTTCCAAACTGCTGGATTAGGACATAACCAAGATATGGACATCCAATATTTTGATGGTGTAAAAGTTGTAGCTTGTAACGGACTTTCTGACAACAATGCAATAGCAGCACAAAAATCTAACTTATTCTTTGGAACTGGACTTTTATCAGACCACAACGAAGTTAAAGTTTTAGATATGGCTGACTTAGATGGCTCACAAAATGTACGTTTCATTATGAGATATACTGCTGGAGTTCAATACGCAATCGTTGAAGATATCGTATCTTACGGATTAGGACTATAATCTAATAACAATAATAATAACGAGGGTAGGTGGTTAATCTGCTTACCCTTTTTTAATAACTTTAAAACATATAACACAAATGGCTTGTTTACTTACATCTGGTAGAGCTTTACCTTGTAAAAGTAGTGTTGGTGGCTTAAAAGCAGTTTATTTTGCAGATTATGGTACGTTGGGAACAACTACAATAGCATCTGGAGAGATTACTGCAATAAGTGGAACACCAGACTTCTTTAAATTTGATATCAAAGGTAATTCTTCGCTAGAAACCACAATTAATAGTTCAAGAGAAAACGGAACTACATTTTACACACAAACTTTAAATTTAACTTTACCAGTTTTAGATAAAGCAACACAAGAGGAAATAAAATTATTAGCTACTGCAAGACCACACGTTGCAATAGAAGATTATAATGGTAATTTCTTTTTAGTTGGTTTAGAACACGGAGCTGAAGTAACTGGAGGTACAGTTGTATCTGGAGCTGCAATGGGAGATTTAAGTGGATTCACTTTAACTTTAGAAGGTCAAGAAACTGACCCAGCATTCTTTGTAACATCAACTGTTGTTACTGATAATGAAAGTACATCGCAAATAGACCCTAACGCATAGGTTTTTTTAATTTTTTTCATTTGAAAAGGGTAGTCTTAATTGATTACCCTTTTTTTTCTTTTAAATAAATAAAAATACAAACTTTTAGTATTATATATATATGAAACATTTGTTACCTACATCTGATGCACAAACAATAAAGATTATACCAAGAGTATATTCAACAAGTGTTACGATAAAGTTAAGGGATGATAGTACAAATAATGAAGTAACAATACTACCAACTGCTATAATTAATAAAAACTATGTTGAGTTATCAAATGTTTATACATTAATTGAAGGTAGGTTTTATGATTTAAAAGTTTATAATGGTCAAGGCTCTGTAACAGAAGCAGATATTATTTACAGAGATAAAATATTTTGTACTGCACAATCAACAAACCAATCTAACAACGAACACTATACAATAAACAAAGATGTGTACAAAGAAAAGAGTGG